CTGTTTTTTTTCCCCCCAAGACGGCCCGGAAAGGCTGCGTAAAGCTGCGTCTCCCCGGATCCCCCCCGAGTACCGCCAGAAAGGCTGCGTAAGGCCATGTATGGCCCAGGGCGGGACTGGGCGCACAAGAAGGCCCGCGCGCGTCTCCTGGCCGGTGGGCCGTTGTGCGTCTGGTGTCGGGAACGGCCCGCGACCCAGGCCGACCATGTTCCGCCTTTGGCGGATGCTCCTAGTCCTGAGCTGTGGGTCGGGCAGTTGGTGCCGGCGTGTAGGAAATGCAACTCGGAGCGGGCAGCGCGGATGACGAACAAACGCCGCAACCGGCCGAAGACCTCGAGGACCTGGTAACACAAACAAACAGGAAGACAAACATGACAAACGAACAGACCTCTGGTGGACTAATCCCGCTCGCTGAGGACAAGCCGCTCCTACGTCCCGACGAGGTGGCCGAGGTGCTCGGCTGCTCGGTCGCGAACGTCTACCGGCTCATCAGACGAGGTGCGCTGCCGAAGTCGCCACTCGGCGGAAACAAAAGCACCCGAATTCTGACCGCCGACCTGCGTCGCCTTGTGGGCCTCGGTTGACAAGATGCGCCGCCACCAGGAGGCCGCCGAGGTTGTGTTGGCGAAGCTCGAGAACCCGAACGCGCTGCTGGCCGAGAACCTGCAGCACCTTGCCTGGGCGCTCGACCACATTCAGGTCACAGCCGAGGGCCTCGGCAACTCGGCGAACATCTCCAACCAGATGATCCGCGTTCTGCATGAGTTGGGCGTCGACGCCGGCGGAGACATATGGGACGACTTGGTGCAGGAGATCACCCGTGGCGATCCCTCCTAGGTGGGGCACGCCCAGGTCTGAACGTGAAACGCACGGCCACCATCTGGCCCGTGTCGCCCAGGCGCTGGGTTGGGACCTGTTCGACTGGCAGCGCCTGGTAGCCGATGTCGCCCTCGAGCACGACGACGGCCTCTACCGGTACCGCACCGTCGGCGTGTGTGTCGGCCGCCAGAACGGCAAAACCGCCCTCGCCGCGTCGAGGATCGCCCTCGAGCTGCTCCAACCCGGCCACGTCGTCGCATTCACCGCACAAGACCGAGGCATGGCCCGCTACCTGTGGGAACAGCATTGCGAGCTGATCCTCGACTCGTCTATGTCGCGTCGTGTGCGGCGCGTGATGCGCGCCAACGGCCAGGAAGCGCTCATCATGGAAAACGGGTCGCAGTACCGTGTCGTCACGCCGAACCGGAAAGGCGCACGCGGCCTGACCACCGATCTGGTCGTCATCGACGAGGCCGCCCTGGCCGACCGGGATCTGATCTCGGCCATTCAGCCGACGATGGCAACGAAGCCGAACGCGCAGCTGTGGATCCTGTCGAACGCCGGCGACGCGCAGTCGACGATGCTCGCCCACTACCGGAACCTCGGCCACCAGGAACGCGACGACGACGACGGCCGCCTCGCGTGGTTCGAATGGGCACCCGCAGACGACGCGAAACTCGACGTTCTCGACGAGGCCGTGTGGCGACAGGCGATACCGACCCTGGCCGAAGCCGGCGGCGTCACCCTCGACGCTGTCGCCGAAGCCGCCGAAACAACCGAACCGGAACTATTCGCCCGCGAATGGCTGAACGTGTGGCCGGCCCTCGAGGCCGTCGCCGTGATCGCCATGACCGACTGGGAACGCCTCGAACGAACCGACGTGCTGCTCGGCCACCAGGTGGTGCTCGGCATCGACGTTTCACCGAACCGCGACTCGGCGACCATCGCCGCGTGTGGACGAAACGGTGCCTGGACACCGATCGAGATCATCGACCACCGCGCGCACGTCGGCTGGATCCAGGAACGCGTCGTCGAGCTGTGGCAGAAATGGCACGCCCCGGTCGTGATCGACGGCGGCAGCCCTGCCGGGTCGTTCATCATCCCGCTCGAGCAGGCCGGCGTCGACGTGATGCCAGTCGGAATGCGCGACTACGCGCGGGCGTGTGGCAGCTTCTACGACGCGGTCATCGACCAGACCGTCACGCACCTCGGCGACCATCTCCTGACCGACGCGGTCGGCGCAGCGTCGAAACGCAAACTCGCCGAGCAATGGGCATGGAACCGACGATCCACGGTCGACATCACGCCCCTGGTCGCGGCGACCCTGGCACGGTGGGGAGTGGTCGCAGGTGCAACGACACGTCCTAAGCCGGCGGTATTCTGACAACCAGATGAGAACCTTCGCTTCCATGTTGCAGGTGCTCGGCCTCGCAGCCGTCTTTTGGGCTGTCTGGTCGATCGCGGGAACCGCGCTGTTCCTGGGCGCGTTCGGCGTGTTCTCGCTCCTGGTGGGCCTCGCCCTCGAGCGCACGATGCGCTCCGAACAAGTCAGGCGGTAACCGTCGTGTTGCTTCGCACGTTTCAAGGCCCTGCGGAAAGGGCCGCCACTTTCACGCTTCCAGGCCGGGGCCTCGGCACGCAACCGCTCACCGGGCCGCTGTCGATAACCGAATCCACGACGCTGTCGATACCGGCCGCCTACCGGTGCGTTCAGATCATCTCCGACACCGCCGCGTCGCTGCCGCTGCACTCCTACCGAGGCAAGACGCAGCTCAACCGGACACCGGACGTGCTCAAGACACCCGACCCGACCGACACCAGGATGAGCACCCTGGCGGCCGTGTTCACGTCGCTGCTCATCGACGGCAACGCGTACCTGCTGGTCGGCAACCGCGACTCGTTGGGCTTTCCGCGTTCGTTCGTCGTGCTCGCCCCAGGGGCGGTCGCGTTGACCGTTCGCAACGGCGTTCGCGTCTACTCGGTCGCCGGCCAGTCCTACGACGCCGAAGACGTCCTCCACATTCGCGGCCTGACGCTGCCCGGTCACGACGTGGGCCTCGGCCCGTTGGCGATGCAACGCCGCGCCCTGGGCCTAGCGATAGCCGGCGAGGACCACGCCGCCGAGCTGTACGTCAACGGGGCCATACCGGCCGGGATCCTGTCGAGCGAACAGGAGCTGACCCAGGCCGAAGCCGACGCAGCCAAGGCGTCGTTCGTCGCGGCGCATGGCGGGCGGCAACGGTCGCCGGCTGTCCTGTCAGGCGGCATGGACTACAAAACCCTGAGCTTCTCCGCCGCCGACCTCGAGCTTGTCGAATCACGGCGGTTCAGCGCTCAACAGATATGTACGATTTTCGGGGTGCCCTCTTGGATAGTGGGCGTTGGATCCACCGACAGCCGCACATACTCGAACGTCCAGGACGACAACCGCGCGTTCGTTTCCTGGACGCTGCGCCCCTGGCTGACCCGCGTCGAGCAAAGTCTGTCGACGTTGCTGCCACGCGGCCAGGAAGCGAAGTTCAACCTCGACGCGTTGCTGCGCGCCGACACCCTGGCCCGCTACTCGGCCCACAGCGCCGGCCTCGCCGGCGGATGGCTGTCGGTCGCGGAGATACGCGCCTTAGAAGACCTCGACGTCGAGGAGGATTTGCTATGAACCTGGAGACGCGCACGGTCGAGCTGGAGTACCTCGAGCTGCGAGACGACGACGACGGTCACCATCTGGTCGGGATCGTCGCGCCGTGGCATTCGACGTTCGATACCGGCGACTATGTCGAGCAGTTCGCCAAGACCGTGTTCGACAAGTCCATCGCCGAACGCGGCACGAAGATTCCGTTGCTCGAGCAGCACGACCGGAACCGGCACCCGGTCGGAATGTCAATGGCCTGGGAGAACACAGCGGACGGCCTCGTATGCGACTTCCGCCTGGCGAACACGCCCCGCGCCGACGAATCGCGGCAGCTCGTCCTCGACAACATGGTCACCGGCCTGTCGGTCGCGTTCCAGCCCATACGCAACCGCACCGAGACACGCGACGGCCGCCGCCACGTCCAGCGTCTAGAGGCTCGCCTAGACCACGTCGGTTTAGTCACGGCGTCCGCGTACAGCGAAGCAAAGGTCCTCGCCGTACGCGCCTACGACCCGGACGACCCGCAGGTCGCCCCGAGGCTCGCCAAATGGCGGCACCTGCTGACGAGCTGATGGCGAAGATTGTCTGCATATGGGGACCGCCGTGCGCCGGCAAGTCAACGGCGGCGCGTGCCGACCTGGTCCCCGGCGACGTCCTGGTCGAACGTGACACGATCCACGCGGCCCTGACAGGGTTCGAGAACCACAACCACACCGACGCCGGCATGACCGTCGTCAACGCCGCCATTCCGGCGATGCTCGAAAGCGCCAGGGCAACCACCGGCCGGTTCGTGTTCGTGACCGGCGGTTCCGGGATCAAACAACGGCAGCCGTTCATCGACGCCGGTGCCGAAATGCGCCTCGTCTACGCCGACCGTGCCACCTGCCACGCCCGCGCATCCGAACAACGGCCGCCGGCCTGGGCGTCGTACATCGACCGCTGGTTCGCCAACTACGAAACCGACCAGGGCCTCGCACCAGGGACCCTCGTCTAGAAGCCCGCCGGCTGTCTCATCGCTGGTCTATTCTGAAACCACATAGGAGCGCCGCGTAAGCGCCGCCGGCTGATCCCCGGCACCCGATCGCACCCTCACACCTAACGACCTCTCACAGAGGAGTGCGATTATGCAGTTACTTGACCAACTCGTCGCCGAGCGCGACGAGATCTCAACCACTCAGACCGGCCTGGTTGAGCGTGCAGCTGAAGAGGCACGCGACCTGACCGAATCTGAGGACACGAACCTCAAGGATCTTTCGGCCCGTGCCGTCGCGCTCGACGAGCGCATCGGCGAGCTGCGAAGCATCCAGGTGTCGAACCTCGAAGCAGCGCGGCTGAAGGCCGAGGTTGCGGGCACAGACGATGCCCCCGAGGAGCGTGCCGCAGGGCGGATCACCGTCACCGACGAGCCACTCACCTACCGCGACGGTGGCGAGTTCTCGTTCTTCCAGGACATGTACCGCGCGCAGGTGTTGTCGGATCCGTCCGCTCAGCAGCGGATCGCGAGACATCAGTCAGAGATGGACATCGAGTACCGCGCCGATGGGACAAGTTCCAATTGGGCCGGGCTTGTGATACCCAGTTATGCCGTCTCTCTCGCCGTGAAAAAAAGCCAGGCAGGCCGAAATTTTGCGAACGCCTGTCGACGCTTGCCTCTCCCCGATTCGGGGCTGACGGTAAACGTGTCGAGGATCACAACGTCCAGCAGCGTGGCCGCCCAGTCATCTGAGAACGCCGCGATCAGCGAGACGACAATCGACGACACTTTGATGTCAGCGACCGTCGCCACCTACGCCGGGGCGCAGGACATTTCACGCCAGGCGCTCGAAAGGGGCGACCGGATCGACGAGATGATCTACGAGGACCTCAGCCTGTCGTATGCGACGAACCTGACCGCCGACCTGCTCGACGGGCCGGGAACCTCGGGTCGCCACACCGGCATCCTGAGGGTGTCCGGTATCGGCGATGTCGACACCGACGACGGTTCACCCACCGGCTATGAGACCTGGCAGAAGATCGTCAAGGGCATAGGCACGGTCGCAGGAGCCAAATTTTTGCAGCCGACCGTAATCGTCATGGCGCCAAGAAGATGGTCTTACCTGGTTGGTTCCTTAGATTCCCAAAATCGCCCGTTGTTGACTCCAAACACGCAACTCGGGACCAACGTCATAGGCGTAGGCGACGCGGCAGGCATCAACGCTGTCGGCAACATCGCCGGCGTGCCCGTCATCGTCGACGGCAACATGCCGACGGACCTGGGCGCCGGATCGGACGAAGACGCAGTTGTGGTCATGCGAGCTGACGACGTTCTCCTGTGGGAGAACGGCGACGGTGCACCGATGCTGGCCCGCTACGACTCGGTCGGATCGGCAAACCTGACCATCAAAATTGTGTCGTACGGCTACTCAGCGTTCATGGTCAGAGACCCAAACAGCGTCTGCAAGTGCCACGGGACTCTATACAACGCAGTTTTGTAAGGCCCCCCACCAGGGAGCGCCCCGGTCGGACTGTCAACCCCGACCGGGGCGTTACCACCAGGAGGACAACAGATGAGCGACAAGTCGAGTTACGAACAACTTTGGGACAAGCAGGCCGCTGGCCGTGTCCACAAGCCGGAACCCGCCAAGCCGGCACCGAAGCCGGCCGCGAAAAAGAAGCCGGCCCCGAAGAAGAAGTAGCTGATGCCCGCCTACACCACCAGGGCGGTCGTCAAGACCTACCTGGGCATACCGTCGGGCACCGCGTCGGAAGACGACGCAATCGACGCCGCGATCAACGCAGCCGAAGCCGAGGTCGACAACTACACCGGCCGCAGCTTCGCCGTACCAGGGTCGACGTCGACAAAGGTCTACCGCCCGATGAACGACCGCGTCGTCCTGGTCGACGACATCGCCCAAACCACGTCGCTGGTCCTGAAGGTCGACACGTCCGACGACGGCACCTACGACACGACCCTCACCGTGACTTCGGAGTTCGTCGTAGACGGCAACCAGGCCCCGTACAGGGTCATCCGCCGCGTCGACGGGTCCTCGTTTCCCAGGTACACGTCGGACCGTGCAACCATCGAGGTCGAGGCGTATTACGGATACGGCATGAGCATTCCGGCCGCGATCGTGCAGGCGTCGACGGTGCTCGGCGCACGCCTGTATCAGCGTCGCAGCTCCCCGTTGGGCTTCCAGGCCGGCCTCGAGGGCGACGCCGTGCGCATCTCACGAATCGACCCGGACGTGCGCGCCCTGTTGTCCGGTTACCGCCTGTTGGCCGTGGCGTAGATGTGGCCGACTACACCGCCATCCGCGACGAGATCAAGGTCAGGCTCGAAACCGTGAGCACCTTCGTCGCCGTGTTCGACACCGTCCCGGATCGTTGCCCTGTGCCGTGCGCGATAGTTCGCCCCGGTTCGCCCGTGGCGGACTATCACGAGGCGATGGGCGGCCAGGGGCTGTCGAGGTTCAACTTCGAGGTGCTGGCCCTGGCGCAGCGGTGGGAACCCAACGCCGGCCAGGACGTCCTCGACAGTTTCATCACCGGGTCGGACTCGGTCGAGGCCGCAATCCGGGGTGACACGACGCTGGGCGGCGAGGCTTCGACGTCCCAGGTGACGAGCTGCACCGCTTACGGAAATGTCAACGTCGCCGACTCGCAGTACGTCGGCGCAATCTTCAACGTGGAGGTATTCGCCACATGACGACTTACAAGGTCGCCGGCACCAGAACGGTAGCCGGCGTCGAACCAGGGGGAACCGTCACCGACGGCGACCTCGAGGGCTGCAACATCGACGCCCTCATCTCCAGCGGCCACCTGACCGCACCACCGACAAGCAAAAAGGAAGGCTGAAAAATGGCCGTATTCATGTCCAACACGGTCACCGTGACCATAAACGGAGTCGACCTCACAGATCATGTGACGTCGATCAGCGGGTTCAACGAGACCTGTGCTGACCTCGTCACAACGGCGATGTCAGAGACAAATGTGTCCAGAATTGGGGGGATTAAGGACTCCTCAGTCTCCATAACCTTCTTAAACGATTTTGCTGCGTCCGAGGTTTACGCGACCCTGGCGAGCCTCCTGGGAACGGCGGTCGCGGTCACGATCACGCCTACCAGCGCGGCCGTGTCGGCGACCAACCCGAAGAAGACCGGGTCGTGCCTGGTGACCGAGCTTCCGTTCATCGACGGGAGTGTGGGCGATTTGGCCGAAGTAAGTGTCACATGGCCCGTGACCGGGGCAATCTCGACAGCGACGAGCTGAGGCCATGATCGACCTAAACATCCGGGTACAGCTCGAGGACGGCACCGAATGGGCGGTCAAACCGTCCATCGGGACGTTCGTCAAGTTCGAACGGCATTTCAAGCTGTCCATCCAGGCCCTGTCGAACGGATCGCTAGCCCTCGAGCACCTGGTGTGGTTGGCCTGGGAACAGGCACGCCACGAAGGCAAGACCGTGCCGCCGTTCGACCAGTTCATCGAGCAAGTAGAGAACCTGGAGATGGACAACGAAACGACCCCTTTAGTCGATACAGCCTGACGTATCACCTCGCCGACCTCGCGTTGGCCACCGGGCAGCCGATCACAGCGCTGCTCGAGGCCCCACCTGAGGTTGTCAGGGCGATAAGGGCAGCCCACAACGAACGAACGAAGGAGGCGAACCGGCGTGCCAGAAGTAGCAATCTACGTTGATTCCGCGAAGCTCCAGAAGGCGTTGAAAGAGGTTGGCCCGGAGATGGTCGCCGAGCTGAAGGAAGGCAACAAGGCCCTGGGCGAGATCGTCGGCGATCGTGCCAGGCAGCTGGTTCCGGTGCGTTCCGGTGCGTTGCAAAAGACGATCAAGGCGGCGAAGGCGGCCGGCGGCGCGAAGGTCAACGCCGGTACGCCGAGCCTGACGTCGAAAGTGCCCTACGCCGGCCCGATTCACTTCGGGTGGCGCGCCCGCGACATCGACCCGAACCCGTTCCTGTACGACGCCCTCGACGAGCGCCGCGACGAGGTGGTCGCTGCCTACGAGAAGCAGACCGCCGATCTGCTCAAGAAAGCCGGGTTGACGTAATGGCCGCCAAAACGTCCAAAATCTCGGTCGCGCTGTCGGCGAACGCGAAGGACTTCAAAAAGGAACTAGGCAAGGCCGAGCAGGACGTCGGGAAGTTCTCGAAGGGTGCGTCGAAGGCGTTCAGCGCCCTGAAGGGTGCCGGCATCGGGATAGCGGTCGGCCTGGGCGCAGCGTTCGTGAAGGCCGGCCTCGACTTCGAGGCGATGGAAGTCATCCTCATCAAGGGCACCGGCGCGACCGGCGACGCCCTCGAGGACCTCAAGACACAAACCAGCGACGTGTTACGCACCGTCCCGGAGACGGCGGAGGTGGTCGCCGGTGCGATAGCCGACGTCAACACATTCTTCGGAGCGACCGGAGAAGGCCTGGAGCAGACTACGGGCCTGTTCCTGGACTTTGCCCGCGTAACCGACATGGACGTCGGCGATGCGATAGCGCGCCTCGACGCGCAGATGACGCAATTCAACGTGCCGCTCGAGGAAAGCGACGAGCTGCTGGGCGACCTGTTGCGAATCTCGCAGGCGACCGGCGCACCGATGGACAACCTGCTTTCACAAATGGAGAAGTGGGGACCTGTCTTCGCCACAGCCAACTTCGAAGCAGAGGAGGCAGTCGCCGTTTTCGGAATGCTCGAACAGAGCGGAATCGACATAGTGGCCGTAGGCCCGAAGCTCGAGAAGTTCTTCGGCGACGTAGCCGAGGCCGGTGGCGATCCCAGGCAGGCGTTCGAGGACATAGTCGAACAGATCGCCAACGCATCAACCGAAACCGACGCCCTGGCGATTGCATCGGAGGCGTTCGGTACCGCCGGATCGGAGATGACGTCCGCGATTCGTGACGGCAGCCTCGAGCTGGAGACGTTCGGCGGCCTCCTGGGCGACGGCGTCGGCCTGGTAGGAGAACAGGCGGACGCGACCGAAACCCTGACCGACAAGTTCGCCATATTGAAGAACGATCTGATGACCCGCCTGGGGCCGGCGGCGGCGGCGACGATGGAGGCAATGGTCGTGGCGATCGACGCCGTCATCGTCGCCATCGAGGAAAGCGTCAAAGCGATTCAGCGATTCGCCGGCTGGTTCGACGAAAACCTCATGCCGATAATCACGCCGATAATCAGTCTGGTGGTCGCCTGGGTCCAATACATGTGGAAGCAGATACAGAACGTGGTTGACCTCGTCGTCGCACTATTCACGGGCGACTTCGGCGGTGCGTGGGATGCCCTCAAGGCGATGGCAACTACCGCGATTGACTTCATCGTCGAGACGTTCAAGGACCTACCGAAGCTGTTATGGGACTCCATGATCGCCGGTGCCAGGTGGATCCTGGCCGCCGGGGCGAGCATCGGGCTGAACCTGCTAAAGGGCATAGGCGACGCGCTCGGCGGCGCGGTCGAGTGGGCGACGTCGTTCGCCAAGGACATCGCCAACGCGCTGATCCGGTTCGTCAATATCGCGATCGACGACCTGAACAACTTCCTCGAAATCGACATCGACATGCCAGGGTTCCTACCGGACATCAACATAAACCCGCCGGACATCCCCGGCATCCCGCTACTGGCCGCCGGCGGCATCGTGACCGCGCCGACCCTGGCGGTGCTCGGCGAGGCCGGCCCCGAGGCCGTCATCCCGCTCAACAGGGCCGGCGGCGGCATAGGCGGCGGACCGATGACCGTCAACATCTACATGCCGGTCGGGTCCGACGGCGACTCGGTCGTGCGCGCCCTGCAGGAGTACGAGGCCCGCAACGGGCCTGTTCCGGTCGGCACCAGGTCCCTGTAATGGCCTGGGTGTACAACCTCACGTTTGCGCTGGACGCCGGGTCGGTCGCGTTGTCCGACGTCGCCGGCTTTACCTGCAAGTACGGCAAAACGGCCGAAGCGGCGTCGTATTCGGCAGGGGTAGGAACCCTCGAGCTGTACAACAACGACGGCAAGTTCACACCAGGCGGCGGCGGCACGTTCACCGACGAGGAATGGATCGGCAAGGCGTTCCGCCTGTACGTGTCCGACTCGGAGAAGGTCTACGCCTACGGGCCGCCTACCGTGTTCGCCGGCGTTGTCGAAGACATCGACCTAAAGATCATCGACACGAAACAGTCACGGCTAACGGTCAAGATCATTGACCGCCTGGGGCAGCTGTCGCAGATGATGCTCGGCGACCCGGACGACTCGGGCGGCATCGCGTTCACCGGCGCGAACGTGTCTGCTCAGCTCGACGAGATCATGGACTACCAGACCGTCGGCCAACACGGCGACGAATGGGTTGTGGTAGATGGCACCAACGTCGGTCGCACCACCCAAACCGGCCTCAAGCACGAAGGGTCCGCCGGCAAGGTCGCGCAGCTGCTCGGGCAGACAGACGGCGGCGACGTGTTCTGCAGGCAGGGCCGAATGCTCGACGCGAACTACCAGTTCAACAACCTGTGCTTTCGGCCTCAGGGCACGCCGTCGTTCACGACCGCGTTCGTATTCGACGACTCCGGGGCCGGCGGCACGTACCTGTTTAGAAACCTCGACGTCCTCGTCGGTGGCGCGACCGTGTGGACGATGGCGCAGATGCAACGCCAGGGCGGCGACGAACAAACCGCCAAAGCATCCGCAGCGTTGATCTCGAGCTACGGCCTGCGGGGCCTGCGCCGCACCGGCCTACTCAACGACACCGACGCCGCTACCGCCGACATGGCCGCCGCCTGGGTCGGCCTGCATCAGAAACCGTCGGTGCACGTGTCCCGTATCACGACGCAGCCGTTACGACCAGGCGACGGCGACGACCCGCTGTTCGACCTGTCGATCATGGACCTCGCGACCGTGAAGTACACGACGCCTGGCGGCGTATCGCAGCAAACCTACGAGGGTGTCGTCATAGGCGTATCGTGGGACATCACCCCGGACGCGGCGGTGGGCACGTTCTCCCTTGCGAAAGGCGACGACCTGGCCGCATTCATACTCGACAGCGCCCTCTACGGGGTGCTCGACACGAACAGGCTGAACTAATGGCACAACAAACCTTTTCAGGCGTCCCAGGCGACTTCACAGCCGGCCAGGTTCTCACCGCTGCCGAGATGGACAAGCTCCGGGAGTTCCTGCTGTATCTGATCAAGGATGGCGACGAGGGCGACACGGGCGAGGTGTCGCCGCTGATCCTCGACCTGGGCGACGACCTGGTGCGCGTGAACGATCGGCCAACACCGGGCGTCTACTACGACGTCGCGCATGTCTCGACGGACATCACGGCCAACGACACAGGCGTATTCGAGTTGGATTCGAACCTGCGAACCACCGTGACCGCCATCGAGGGCGACGTCATCCAAATCACGCAAAACTCGTATGTGTCCCTCGGTGGCCCAATCTGCCATTTTGTGCCATACACGCTCATCTCGGCCTCAGCCACAAACCCGCTCGTTCCGCTCGGGACTTCGTTCAACCCGTGGTATGTCGAGGTAAACAACTACGGGGTTCAAAACTTTACCGCCACCTACAAGTGCGTCGCTGGTGACATCTCGTCATCGACGGTCACGGTCGGGATCTTCGTCAACGTGTCGAACTCGAGCCGGCAGGTCGCGCACCAGTCGACCGGGGGAATGATCATCACCCTGACGAACCTCGGACCGGACATCTAGGAGAGACATGCAACGAACCAGCCGAAACGCCTACCTCGCCCAGTCCGACTGGACGCAACTCCCCGACGGTGCCCTGACCGCCGCGAAGGTCGCCGAGTGGGCGACGTACCGGCAGGCCCTCCGCGACCTCGACGTCGACGGTATCGACCCGGCCGACGTCGACTGGCCGACACCACCCGCATGAAACACGCCGACCTGGTCCGCATCCTCGAAGGTTTCCGCGACGACGGAGACGAAGACGTCGCCCACTTGCACCCGGTGCTTGTTTTCAGGCTCGCGGGGGCGTTCTGGTCGTCTCAGCTGATGCGCGACCACGTACGCATCGAGTCGGGGGCACGTTCGATGGACGCGCAGCGGCACCTGTACGCCAAGTGGAGAAACGGCCAGGGCAACCTCGCCGCCGACCCTGACCGCCGGATCGCACCAGGGTTCGTCGGCTCCTATCACATGATCCAGCCCGCCGACGGTTGGGCCTGGGCATGCGACCTGACACGCGTCGGCCCTGTGTCTTGGTCCCAGGTGCATGAGGTGCTCGACGGCTGGTCACTTCTCAGAACGGTGCCGGGCGAGGACTGGCACGTACAGGCCGGCCGCCATACCGGCATTTTCGCCGGCCCGATGCCCCCCGAGTCCGTCTGGAAGGCCGACAGCGTCCCGTACAGGCCCCTGAAGGTCCGCCGGCCTCGAATACGCGGCCCCTATGTGCGTTTTGTCCAGGCGCGCGTAGGGGCCGTCGTTGACGGTATCTACGGACCTGGAACAGCCGAAGCTGTGGCCGACTGGCAAGCCAACCACGGCCTCACCGCCGACGGAATCGTCGGCCCGAAAACCCACCAAGCATTAGAAGGGGAGCAAACCACATGAGCTACAAGGACCTTTTCGAGAGGGCGGCCGCGACCGCCTGCGAAGCCTTTTTAGCAGTATGGGTCGTGACCGACCTTGGCACGACCGACACGGCCATTGCTGCAGCTGCAGCAGCCGGCCTCGCCGTGTTGAAGTCGTTCGCCGCGAGCAAGGTCGGAACGAAAGGCACCTCGAGCCTCGTTGGGTGACTTCACGAAGCTAGTAGGCGCAATCACCGCGCTCCTGGTCGCGCTGACGGGCCTCTACCTGGCTGTCATGGGCGACGACGCCCCGCCGGCCCCGTCTGGCATCACCGTCGTGCTCGACTCTCCGGAGGCGTTCGCCCACTTCATCGAGAACCACCCTTCGAACGGGTAGGCCACATATCCGCGCACGGGTCGCGCGCATGGTCTAGGGTGCGCCGCGAAGCCAACCGTGGGGGTTGAACATGGCGAACCGACCGGACAACTACCAGGACGTCGACCATCGCGTCCATGAGTTCTGGGAACGGTTCCCTGGGGGCCGGATCCGCACCGAGCTGCACCGCTGCGACGACTCGCAGGTTCTGTTCGTTGCGTCGATCTGGAAAGACGGCACCGCCGAGCACCCCGACGCGACCGGATGGGCCGAAGAGAAGTTCGAGGGCCGCATGGAGAAATGGGCACTCGAGACGTGCGAGACATCGGCGATCGGGCGCGCCCTGGCGAACCTCGGCCTCAACGCGAAGGGCCTGCGGCCGTCGTCGCTGGAGATGGGCAAAGCCGACCGGCAGGCCCCGGCGGGACAGTCTGATAGCACTACCCCGCCGGCCTCGACGGGCAACTCCGACGACTTTCCGATCACACCCTTCGAGGCGAAGCGTGAGCTGCTCGACGCGTGCGGCGGCAACGCCGACCGTGCCCGGGAGATATGGGACAAACGCAACTTCGGTCGGGCAGCCGGCCACGGCATGAACCGGACCGAACTCGACGGCCTCCTCGCAAAGGTCGACGCATGACCGCGCTACAGGCTCGTATGTTCCCGGTCACCGAGGGCAAAACGTCGGACGAGTGCTACACGCCGGCAAGCCTGTTTGAGATGCTCGACATCCGGTTCGACCTCGACCCTGCATCGTGTCCGCGTGAACTCTCAGCCGTCCCGGCCGATCGGATCTACACCGTCGAGGATGACGGCCTCGCGCAGCCCTGGCATGGCCGCGTCTGGCTCAACCCGCCCTACTCCAACCCGACGCCCTGGGTCGACCGGTTCCTCAAACACGGCCACGGCATCGCCCTGTTGCCTGTCTCAGCTGGTGCTCGCTGGTGCCGTGAATTGTGGGCGAATGCGGACGGTGTAGCAAAATGGGTCGGACTATTCAACCGGGCAGATGGGACGAAATACAGTATTCCGTTCGAAACACTCCTGTGGGCGATGGGCGACGATTGCGTCGACGCGATCGGCCGCGTCTCCAGGGTTCGACGATGATGCAGGCGTCGCTGTGGGACAAGGGCGGCGTCGTTTCGAACGAGCACCCGGTCACGTCGCATGTAGCGGCCGCGACCGTCAAAGCCGGATCTCAACGCGCGCAGGTGTTGACAGCCCTGTGGAGCAAGGCGGCGACTGCCCACAGCCTGTGGATGGATGGTTTGGTGCTCAACACGGCTGGGCATGTGGTGTCGCCGAACCAGATCGCTACCCGCCTCAAGGAGCTGCGCGACCACGGGTACGTCGACTATGTGCGGGCGTTTCCGGGCGGGCCGTGTCTCGAGGAGGCGACGACGGCCGGCAACACGGGCCTGGTGCAGACGTTGACCGGTTACGGCCGCCGCCAGGTCGCCGCACTCATGGCAAAGGCCCGGATATGACGTTGCCGCGCACCGCCGTAGACCAGGCATCGGGTCTGGTGACCGAGAAGGCGTTCATGGACACGATCCTGCAGGCCGCCGAGCTGTACGGATGGTGGACGTACCATACGCACGATTCGAGGCGGTCCACGGCCGGTTTCCCCGACCTGGTGCTGATCAAACCGCCGCATGTCCTGTTCCTCGAGGTGAAACGCGAAAACGGTCGTCTCAGCGTGGCCCAGGCGGACGTGTTGGCGATGCTGTGGGGCTGCGACCAGGTCACCGCCGGCGTGGTGCGCCCCTCGGACTGGAACCAGATCGTCGAATGGCTATCGGTATGACGACGGCAGACGCCGACCAGCCGTTCGACCAGGAGGGCCGGGTCGCGGTCCCTGACGTGTCGACACGTTTTGACTTCCTCGCGTGTCGGTTCGCCCACCGTGGCCCGGTCCCTCCGTCTTTCGGAATCCCACTCATAGTGAGAAAATACAGCTCACGAAATATCACGCTGAGTGGTATTCCGTCTTTCGCCTCCGTCGGACCTTGCACCGGCCCCTATTCCAGAAAGGACTGGTTGGCAGGCCGTGTCGTGGACGTCACCCGGCGGAGGCGTTCAACGTGAGCGGCACCTACCGAAACCCTCTCGACGACTTCGAGCCGGCCCTTACCAGGGCGGACATTGTGGCGGCGCGTGGCCCGGATCTGCGGCCGGTGCCGAAGCCTGCGCCTGTGAAACGGACAGGCAAGCCCGACGGGCACGGCACGCGGTACAGGTGGACGAAGGGTTGCCGGTGCTCCTGGTGCCATGCGGCGTCGCTGGAGCACAACCGCAAGACGCACGAAGGCCAAAAGCGCAGGAAAGAAGCACAACGTCTCAAGGAGGCAAAGCAATGACCGACGCGGAACTGGACACGATGACGCAGGTGGAGCGCATCAGATACTTCAAGTCGCTGAACCTCGGCCACAACGCCGCCATCAGCGCCGGATGCGCCACCACTCCTGAACGTCGAGCATGGGAGCTGCGCCTGGCTCGAGGCGAACGGGCCGCAGCCGTAGCCGACGACCCGAACGAAGTCACCCGCGAACTCGACGGTGCACGCGACGACCTGGCGGCGCAGCAATGAGCATTCAGGCCATGTCGAACGTGATCGGCAGCCACGGCCACGGCTACCAGGACGGGTCGTCTGCGACGGGCGCTGTGTTCCTGGTCGAACTGATGATCGCCGACTCGGTCAACGACCAGAACGGCAACGTATTCTGGATGTCGAACGAGAACCTGGCGAAGAAGTGCCGTCTGGCACGCGAAACGGTCAACAGGACTGTGCGCGAACTCGAGGCCGGCGGTGTGCTGCGACGTGTCGGGCATCACGATTCGGGCGCTGTCAGGTGGCAATGGATCGGCCACCCGGAGGGTGTGACGACAGATCACACCTGTGACGAGAGATCACAGGGAGGTGTGACGAGAAGTCACAAAGGGTGTGACGACAGATCACACGAACCCAAGAGAACCCAAGATGAACCCAAACCCGCAGATGCCGATTTCGCAGCCAACACAGCCCAGGTCGCCAAGATCAAACGAGAGAAGCTGAACCGATGACCACCGATCCGAAACTCGACGTGATGGCCGAAACACTCCGAGCAGCCGACAAGCTCGTCGACGACATGCACGACGCCCTGGCCGAAGCCAACGACCTGTACGACCTGCACCCGATACGCATACGAGACGGCCTACCGGTGCTCGACCACCCCGTCGTCGGCTCGGTGTACGTCACCGCCAACAACACAACCACCGTCATAGCCATCTTCGACCGAGGCCCAGGAGACGCCTGGTGGGACCCGTTCGGATGGACCGACACCTACGGACAACGCGACTGGGTGCCGTTCGGCTGCGGATCCATCTCCATGTACCACGAAGGCGGCGGACACCGACGAGACGCCGTGCTACGCATCCACCTACACCACTCGCTGCTCAAAGGCTGGGAAACCGTCGCCGAAGTAGTCAAGGAGGTGCTCGACCGTGAGCAGTACCTCGAGCTGCGCGACATCTGCCACGCACCACAAGACGCGACAAGCTGGGGGCCGTGGATGACCGCCATCGAAACAGGCGCGTGAACGATGCGACTCGGCAGCCTGTGCTCAGGATACGGCGGCCTCGAAGCCGGCATCTCACAGGTGCTCGACATCGAACCCGTCTGGTGCTCAGAGATAGACAAGGACGCATCGAAGGTGCTCGCTACGCACCATCCAGACGTGCCGAACCTGGGCGACCTGACCGTGCTCGACTGGCACCAGGTCGAACCCGTCGACATCATCTGCGCCGGGTTCCCATGCCAACCGTTCAGCCATGCAGGAAAACGACTAGGAGCAGACGATGAGCGAGCAATCTTCCAATACATCGCAGACGGCCTCAGCGTTCTACGACCCGGACTCATCGTGCTGGAGAACGTCCCAGGGATCCTTACTCTCGGAGGAGTATCCGTTATTGGAACGCTTACCGGACTGGGGTACGACTGCCGGTGGGGCATTGTGCGTGCAAGCGATACCGGAGCACCTCACAGGCGTGCGCGATGGTTCTGCATTGCTCGGAACACCGACGACAGCGACATCGGGGCGATCGCCAGAACATGGACGAGGCCGAGCACCGAACCCGCAGGAACTAGCCGCGCTGCTGCCGACGCCTCGGGCGCAGAACGGCGAACCCCGCAACATGAAACCGTGGATACGACCACTCGATCAGCCGCAGAACCTGGAAAACGCGATAGCGCGACTGCCTGGGCTTGCTACACGCCTGCCATCGAACGATGGGAACACATCCTCGGACGACCAGCACCCGCCCCAACCGATGATCGAGGACTCCGACCCGAGTTCGTCGAGTGGATGATGGGCCTACCCGAAGGCTGGGTCTGCGACCTGGGCCTATCCCGTACCGCTGCACTCAAAATACTCGGCAACGGCGTAGTCCCGCAACAGGCCGCGCTAGCTGTCGACCTGCTCCTATGACTAACCTTCCGCCGCTATGGGACATCAACTGGCAACACGACGCAGCATGCCGAGGCTGCGACCCGGACATCTGGTTCCCAACCAGAGGCAAGGACGTGCACCAGGCCAAGACGATCTGTGCCGAATGCCCGGTCATCGGACAATGCCGCTCCTGGGCGATCTTCTACGGCGAACGCTCAGGCATATGGGGCGGCCTGACCGGCAACGAACGCCGGCGGGCACGACGAGGCATCCCCGAGCGCTACTGTCCCGAATGCGGCATGAATCACGTGTCCTGGAACCCGGAACAGGCCCTGTGTCCCTGGTGTCGACGTTGGCAGCCCAAACTGCTCCGAAAGGCCATCTAGTGGCCCTCGAGGACGAAACGCCCCAAACAGCCCAAAAAGGCCCATTTCGGCCCGTTTTTTGCAAACCGGTATTTCTACGCAAC